TACACCCTGCACCTGCCCGAGGGGGACACCACAATCCTTCTCCGCCCCCTCATGAACGTGGAGCGCCTGGTGGGCATCAATGCCGCCTCCCTGGTGATTGACGAGGCGGATACGGTCAAGCAGGAGGTTGCTGAGGCGGCCCTGGTCAAACTGCAGGGGCGGGTTCGTGTAGGTAATTGTCCGCAGATTTGTTTTGTATCTACGCCGGAGGGGCGGAAGTTTATTTGGGGGTTTTTTGAGAAAAATAAAAGCGATGACAAGCAACTTTACAGAGCGGATACCAGAGACAATCCCTACCTGGATGAAAACTACGTTAAGGACTTGCTGGAGAAATACCCTTCAAATCTGGTTGACGCTTACGTGAAGGGCGAGTTTGTTAATCTTGAGACGACGACTGTGTTTAGCGAGTTTGAGAGAGACAAGCACTTTACAAATATCTTTTGCCCCGAAGCTGGCGAGCCAATCCTCATTGGGTGCGACTTCAACGTGGGCAAGGTTTCAAGTGTCTATGCTGTTATGCGCCCCCTGCCTTCTGGGGGCCAGGCCTTACACATATTTGACGAGAACATTTCTAGGGACACTTTTTCGCTCGCGGAACATATCAAGCGGAAATACGCTGCTCATGTTGCAAGAAACATGGTGATGATTTACCCTGATAGCTCGGGGTCACATGCTAGCACTTCCTCTACCATGAGCGATCACGACATCTTGAGAGAGACGGGGGCGAAAGTTATAGCCGAGCGTCGAAATCCACCAATCGCAGAAACTGTGGGGCACGCAAACAACTGCTTTAACAAGGGGCAGATTTTTATCAACTGTTCCTCGTGCCACGAATCTGTAGAAATGCTTGAGAACTGGGGCTATGATAGTTCTCTGAAGCCATCAAAAGGTGGAAAATTAGACTATTCTCACTTTGGTGATGCCTTGAGGTATCTGGTTTGGCAAACAATGCCAAGGCCGTCAATTGGACTTGGGCGAGGGCAGCGTTGGAGATAGTTTGCATTTTCTTGCCCCTTAATTCTCTTTTCCGCCCCCGACATTTTTATTCTTCCCCGCCCCCAACTGCGAAGCTTTTTCTGCTGTTAGAGTGTGAATAGTGCTGCGAAGAAACAGTGGTCATCGTCGGTAACTCTCTGATCCCAAATGCTGATGACGCCCTGGGGCTGAATCCGTTTGATCGGCGGCACCCAGAGCTGGAAGCGAATGTTGAAGGGGTTACGGGCGTTGCCGAATACTCGATCGAGCAGGCTCAGCAGCTGGAAAGGCTGTCTCCGATCAAGTTTTGCACTCTGCCTGAGTTCTTTCTGTACGAAGCAACTAGCGAATATATCCCCAAGGATCACCTTGAAGAGCCAGAATCGTATGATGTTCGCAAAACTAGGGCGCAGAGCAGTTTTGAGCCATTTTATTCGCATCTTCGCAACCTCACAATTGGTACCGCCCTTCGCAAGGGCGTTGTAATTCCCGAGAATGTTGACGAGTCGTGGGGCAATTTTTTTGAAGATTGCGATCTTGAGGGGCATTCTTTAACTTCTTACACCAAGGAACTTTTTACGGCAGCCGTTGATGCGGGTGTTGCGGGTATTTGGGTCGAATATCCGAAGCTTCCTACTGACCTGAGTGCAGAAGAGGAGAAAATTCTCAACCCCCGCCCCTATTTTGTTTTAATCAAGTGCGACCAAGTGCTTGAATGTAGGCATGATATTTTTAGTACGCAGATTCTTGGGCAGTCACTTTTCGGCTCTTTTCCCACGTATTTGCGTATCAAGGGGGAAATTCGTCGAAAAAGTGCCACAAATGAGTTTTTTGAAGAAGTTTTGCCCGCTGTTTTCGTTTATGACATCGTAGAAATTGGGGAAGATAGTTACTCCGAGATCAATGACACGCTTCGCCTTGTGCCCCCTGGGCGCAGAGTTCGCTGCAGGACATATGTGAAGCAAAATGTGCCTGGAAATACCGATAGGTATCTTCAAGAGGGGGAAGAAAGGTATCTTTCTATCCCGTTTATCCCGTTTGTACCCGTTCTTGGGGGTGAAAAAGAGGCATTTTTTCGTGCTCGCCCCCTCCTTCTTGATATTGCGCGGCTAAATCTGCATCATTGGGCGGTTTCTGCTGACCTTGCAGAGTCAATTCACCTTACGGCCTCGCCCTTTTTGACAATGACGGGCGTCCGTCCTGATGATGAAGTGAAAGCGGGGTCGGGGCGAACGCTTTCCTCGCAAAATCCCGACGCAAGGTTCGGGATGATCAGCGCAAGCATGGAGGGGGCGGAAGTTACACTTAGAAATCTCGACAGAATCGAGAAATCAATGGAGCGATTGGCTGCAGTTGCAATGACAACGGGCAAAACGCAAGCCGAATCCGGCTTTGCGAAGCTTCTTGACCGCTCTCAGAGCGATTCTCAGCTTGCGGTTCTTGTTCAGTCGCTTGAAGACGCTTTGAACAGGGCGCTTATGTACGCTGCGGCTTACAGAAATTACTCTGCCGTTAAGATTGTAATCAGCAAGAACTTCATTCCCGTTAAGCTGCACTCGCAGCAGGTAATGGCCTACAGCTCTCTGTTCAAGGACGGGGTGATAACTATTGAATTGTTCATGCGTATGCTTGAGAGTGGGGAGCTTTTTGAGGGCATTCCCGGCTTTAGCGTGTCTGATATTATTGAAAAGATGGGACTAAAAGGAACTGAAACCATTAGAGAGTTGATGGCAGCTGGTGGAGTGGCCTCTGGCGATGGGCGATCTTCCCGCCCCCGCGTTGAAGTAGACAACAGAACCCCAATGAGCGAGGGGGCCGATAGAGAAGTCTCGGAACCGGGGTTTGAACCAAGCGAGGCTTGAGCTATAGTTCTTTCACCGACAACAATTCCGTATGGCTTTTGAGACTCTTGATGAGGCAAACAGTGCTTTCAAGTCGCTTGAGGAGCGGCTCAACGCTTTGGAGACCGAAAACACGAAACTGAAAGCCTCGAAGGAGGGACTGCAGGGCGACCTCAAGAAGCGCAAGCAGATCGCTACCTTCCTGAAAGTGGCTGGCATCGAGCTGACGCCCGACATGAGCGACGAAGAGATCGCCGAGAAGGTGCTGGCGCTGAAGGCCGCGAACGGTTCCGAAGACGGCGAGGAAGGCGAGGGTGGTGGTGCTGGCGGGAGCCAGTCTCAGAATGGTCAGCAGCAGCCCCAGGGGGGTCAGCAGCAGCCTCAGGGGCAGCAGGGCTACACCAACCCCTCTGATGCCGTGGACACGGTTGTGAAGGCGGAAATGGCCTCCCTGAAGCGGCGACTGGAGGAGCAGAACAAGCGGATCATCCAGGCCGAGCAGGAGCGTGATCGCGAGCGTGAAAGCCGTCGTGCAACGCTGCTTGAGCAGAAGGTGATGGATGAGCTGGCTCGCGTTGATTGCCGTAAGCCGGGGCATTTGTTCAAGCTCAAGAAAGAGGACTTCCGCTTGCTTGAGGACGAGGAGACTGTTGTTTATGGGCCTCAGGACGACCCGGTGTCTCTCAAGGATGCCGTGAGTAAGCTCCGTGAGGATGACGACTACTCCATTTACTTTAATGGTTCCGGGGCTACGGGCTCTGGCATGGCTCCGTCTCGCACCCCTGCTTACACTTCTGCGAATAACCCGTTTGCTGTTGGATCGGTGAACGCAACTCTTGTTGCAGAGATGGTCAATGGGGGGCAGAAGGAGAAAGCTGCGCGGCTTTTTCGTGAAGCCCGCGCCGCTGGTAAGCTTGACCCGACTCTTGCCAGGGCCATGGGCAGTATGTTTGGTTGAGTGAGAAGCGAATTTCGTTACAATAGAAGGCATGGGCGCAGAACTGTTGCAAAGTGGTCTCGCGGGGGTTACAGAAGCCGCCGCGCTGCCTCTTCTTCAACACGTTCTTATGCGAGAACTACAAGTTACTCTTCTTCTCGCCCCATGCCTTCTTCTGTCCAGCCGGTTCCGTCTCTCGTTCCTCGTGAAAGCAGGCCTGTCTATCAAGCGAGAAGCGAATTCTCTCCACTGATTGCAATTTTTACTTTGCTTTTAGCACTTTTCCTTCTCTTTTTGATTGCTCTCCTCTGAGTCAATTTTTTTCCCGCCCCCTCTCCCCCGGAGGGGGCTTTATTGTGTGAGCAGATGCTTTGATGCCATGCCTTTGAAAATGGGGAAGTCCGGGGCTACGGTTTCTTACAATATTGAAAAGCTGAGGAAAGAGGGGCGTCCGCAAAAGCAGGCGGTTGCAATCGCTCTTTCCACTGCCAAGAAGTCTCGCAAAAAGAAGGGCAAGAAAAAGTGAGAGCTAGGAATATTCCAACGAACAAATCTCTTTATGCCCGTGTCAAAGCCGAGGCTAGGCGTAAGTTTGCTGTCTTTCCGAGCGCCTATGCAAGTGGCTGGCTTGTTCGTGAATACAAGAGGCGAGGGGGAAAGTACAAAACCTCTAAAGGGGGCAGGTGATGGCTGAGCGTGGTCGGGGCGGCCTTGGTCGCTGGTTTGCCGAGGAGTGGGTTGACATCAAGACCGGGAAGCCTTGCGGGCGGAAGACTGGCGAAAAGCGTAGAAGTTATCCTGCTTGCAGGCCGTCCAAGCGTGTTTCTTCCGAGACTCCAAAAACCGCAAAAGAGCTTTCCGAAAAAGAAAAGAGAAAGTTCAAGCGCAAAAAAACAAGCTCAAAAAGAATAGACTACCGCCATAAGCGAAAAAAGAGTTAGTTGCTCATGGGGCTTTGGCTAGCCTGAATTAGGCACGTTTTCGTTATGGCTGTTCCAGAAAGAGTCAAAAGCAAAATGAAAGAGCTTGGGCTTTCGGGGGTGAATAAACCCAAGAGAACTCCCGGCCATAAAACTAAGTCCCATGTCGTAATGGCAAAGGAAGGCGATACCTACAAAGTAGTTCGCTTTGGGCAGCAAGGTGTTGAAGGTGCTGGGGGCAACCCCAGGACGGAGGCCGAAAAAGCCAGGCGTCGAAACTATTACGCAAGGCATAATGCACAAGGCAAGCCAACAAGCAAGTTATCTGCTAAGTATTGGAGCCATAAAGTTAAATGGATTTTTCTTTTATCTCTCCTGCCTCTTAATCATTTCTTTTAATTCAGTTACATGCCTTCTTAGCTCTCTTGTCTTCTCCAAGTGCCATATATTGTTTGTTTGAAAATACATCGTATTGTGAGTATCAATCGCTTTCAGTGCCTCTCTAATGAAGTCGTTCCACGGCTCTCTGTGAGCGGTGTTGTACTCTCTTTTCGGCATGGCTGGGTCTCGGCTTTCATGGCTATTCTGATGTAGGGCACTCTACTCAGGCGCACCATGAGCTACAAAACTGACCGCAATGTGATTGGAAGGCAGATCACCTCTGCCGTTGAGGAAGTCATTACAGCTCTTCGTATTGCTTATGACGCTGGCATGGCAAGCGGTAGCATCTATGTGATTCCGGCTGCTTTTACCAGGGCCAATCTTGTCGAGCTTTTTGCTGGTCTTCCTACTGTGACCGGAACTCAAACTCTCGATATTAGCGGCACCACTGGTAACGCTACCGTTTCTACTGGTGAAAAAGCGGTAGCTACTGGCAAGGGCTGGACTCTCGATGTGACTCCCTGATCACGCTTGGTTTACCGCTTTTCGCCCCCGGCTTGCCTGCTGGGGGCTTTTTATTGCTCGTGTGATTTCCTGCTATGGTGACGATGTAAGGCTTCTTCGTTGCAGTGCTTCGAGGATGCTGTCGCGGCGGTGCCGCAATCTTTTTCCTGGTGTTGAGAGAGCGCTGGCGTTTGACGCCCCTCATCTCTGTCGGCTGTGCCGAGCCTCGAACCCGCTCAAGCAATCCTTTCCTTTGAGGCTAAAGCCATGCTGCTCGCTGGTGTTCCTTTTATCCCACAGCTCTTCCTGGAATACCAGCAGGAAGAGGTTCAAGACCGTAATCAACTGGTCAATTCTGGCCTGATGGTGACGAACGACGCCATCCAGGCTGAGTTCGCCAAAGGCGGCAAAACCATCGATCTTCCTTTCTTCGGCGATCTCTCGGGCGATTCTGAGATCCTGAACGATACCGTTGGCCTGACTCCCTCGGTGCTGGCTGGTGATCTGCAGACCGGCGTTCGCAACGTTCGTGGCCGTGCCTGGAGCGCCTCCGACCTGGCCGGTGAGCTGGCTGGCTCTGACCCCATGCAGGCCATTGCTCGTCGCACTGGTCAGTATTGGGTGCGGGACATGCAGAAGACCATGATCAGCATCTTGCGCGGCATGTTCGTCTCTGGGGGTCCCCTGGCCACCAGCCACGCTGTTGGCGGCACCTCCACTGCCCTGAGCCAGTCGGCCATGGTGAGCGGCATTGCCAAGCTGGGCGACGCTGGTCAGGAGCTGACGGGCATCCTGATGCGCTCTCCGGTGTATTACGCCCTGATGAACCTGGACCTGATCGTTCCCGCGAGCCAGACCAGCCAGCTGGATACTCGCCTCTCTCGCGAGCGCCTTGAGCTGGGCACCTATCTGGGCCG